GTTGGTGCAGCAGTTACTGTAGTTAAGAATGATGCAGGACAAATTACAGGAGTTGGTATAGGCACTACAGATGTTCATGGATCTGGATATCGTGGAACTGTATCGATAGGTATTACTGATCATGCTTACGAACACCGCTTTGAGAGTGCTGGAATAGGATCAGTAAAAACACAAGCAGGTGCTGCAAACATCTTTAACGGAACTGCTAGAACTGCAACAAACGCAGTTTATACATCACATACTGGTTTCCTAGAGATAACAGTTCCAAATCATGGGTTATCAGTGGGTAATCATGTAGGTATTGATACAGGTGGTATAGTCTTTAGATGTTCAAAAGATAATTTCGCAAGTTTACACCCATATCCAAGATCTGGTGTTACACCTAGCTCATCAACCGGAGATCCAATTGTAGGTATTGCAACTGATATTAGATCAGTTACCACAAATACATTCACTATTTTTGTAGGACAAGGTGGTGGAGGTGGAACAGGTGCGAGTATCAACGCAACAGTTGGTGTAGGTGGAACTCTAATTTTCTCAGTTGCAGGTGCTGGTGTATCATACACAAATCCAAGATTAAATATCCCTCAACCATCATATGAAGCACTTGATGTAGTTGGTGTTTCTAGATTAGGTATTGGTGCTACCACAGACACTGGCCAAGGTCTTAAAATTACAGTCGATGTTGGTGCAAGTTCAACTACAGGTATTGGTTCTACCATGTTCACTGTTTCACAATTTAAAATTGCAACACCCGGTTTTGGATTTAAAAAAGGTGATATAATCAAACCTGTTGGTTTAGTAACTGCTCGTGGTGCAGTCATGACAGACTTTACACTTTCAGTTGATGAAATATTTACTGATGAATTCGCATCATGGGATTTTGGTGAATTTGACTATACAGATTCTATAAAAGGTTTACAGAATGGAACTAGGACTCGTTTCCCAATTAGATTAAATTCACAATTACTAAGTTTTGAGATTGACAGGAATACTGCAGATTCTTCTTTAATAGAAATGCAGAATTTACTTCTTATCTTTGTTAATGGTGTCATACAACATCCCGGAAGAGATTACACATTTGAAGGTGGTACAACATTTAACTTTACTTCACCTCCAGATGCAGATGATGATGTTGCAGTCTTTTTCTATAAAGGAACATCTGGGGTTGATACCATTGTTGTAGATGTTACTGAAACTCTTAAGAAAGGTGATGTAGTTCAGGTCACAAGTAATAATGATATTCCAAATACTATTGCACAAAAAAGTAGAACAGTTGTTGGTATTACAACATCAGACACATTTGAAACTGAAATTTACACAAATGTAGGAATTGATGAGGTTAACTTCAAACCACTTAAATGGACTAAACAAAAAATTGATAAAGTTATTGGTAGTGATGTAATTTCAAAAGCAAGAGATTCAATTGAACCTTTAATATATCCAACTGCAAGATTGATAGGTGACTTAGGAACAGGCACTGCAGAGGGTACAAGTATATTTGTAGATAATGCAGAATTCTTTGATTATGAAGAGGATACAAGTGCAGCTGATGCAACTATTACAAACATCATAATTAATGATATAGGTGTATTAGTTGTTGATGATAAATCACCAGTAACTGCAAAACTATCAGCCACTGTAAATGCCACAGGACAGGTTTCTGTTTCAGTTGTAGATGGTGGAAGTGGATATGTTGGGTCAACTACAAGCATCTCAATCGCACCTCCTGTAGGTGTGGCAGCAACTCAATTCGCTATTGCAGGTGTGTCTACATTTGCAGTTGGAACTGCCAATATAACAAACGGTTCAATAGCATCGGTAACTATGAACAATGTTGGATTTGGTTACACAAGCACCAATCCTCCAATTGTACTTGCACCAACACCAGAGGTTATTAAAGAAAATATTACGAATATTAAAACAGTTGCGGGATTCTCTGGTATCGTAACTGGAATCTCAACAGCAGTCATAGGAGTTTCAACACTTGGATTAAGAATTGGTCTTAAGAAATCATCTGGCAACTTTAGTGGATTGAACGCAGGTTTCCCGATTTACATCTTTGATACTCATGTTGGCACAGGTTTGACATCATTAAATACAAGTGGTAATCCTAATGATGTTGTTGGAATCGGAACAACATTTGCTGATAATGTTTATGTAATTCAATCAATCACATCAAGTGGCACTAATGCAGAAATATTAGTAAATATTCATTCAAATACAAATCATTCTGGTTTAGGAGTGACTGTCGGAATTAATAGTGGTAATAACGGTCGATTCTCATGGGGTAGATTATTTAACTCCAGTGGACAGGGAGTATTTAATCGTGCTAATCCAATTGCAATAGGAGTTACAGGTAAAACTGTGGGTCTTTCAGATGGGGTTGGAATAGGTTCTTTCCCAACAGTTCAGCGTAGAGTTTTTGGTATTCGTAATACTGGAGCACTTCGGAAAAACTTAGGTTGATGGAAAGTAGTATAAATATAGAAAAAAAGCAATAAAATGCCAGCAGTTGTAACAGATCAGTTTAGAATATTAAATGCGAGTAACTTTGTCGATACAGTTACGGGGATAGGAGGCACTGATCCATCTAGCTCATTTTATGTGTCAGTTAGTTTACCCAACCCCACTTTAGTTGGTTTTGGTAGAACTTCCACATGGAATACAGCAACTCCAAATCCCGTTGATAATATTAATGATAATAATCACATTGGTGATACGACTTTATTTGGAAAAAGAGTTATCGGTAGAAATGTAAGAAGATTAATTCGTAGAGTAAATTGGACACAAGGTACAAGATATGAAATGTATCGTCATGATTATAGTGTGAGTTCACCATCACCAATCACACAATCATCAAGATTATATGATGCAAGATATTATGTAATGAATGAAAACTTCAATGTTTATATTTGTATCGACAATGGATCTTCAGGAATTAATACTACAGGTAATGCATCACAGGATGAACCAACTTTTACAGATTTAGAACCATCAAAGGCTGGTGAAAGTGGTGATGGATATGTATGGAAATACTTATTTACAGTTGCTCCTAGTGATATAATTAAATTTGATTCAACAGATTTTATTGCGGTTCCAAATGATTGGACAACTACTACTGATGCATCAATACAATCTGTTAGAGAAAACGGAGACTCAGACACAAATAATAACCAAATCAAAAAAGTATATATTGATAATCAAGGTGAAGGATATTCTGGAGGACTTGGCCAAGAGTTTAATATTCTTGGAGATGGTACAGGTGGTAAGGTAGTTGTTGATGTGATTAGCGGTAAAATAACAAATGCAATAGTATCATCTGGTGGTAAAGGTTATACTTATGGAATTGTTGATCTTGGATCGATCAATGCAAATGCATCAACTAAAGCAAAATTAATTCCAATTATCCCCCCATCTAAAGGTCATGGGCACAATGCTTATGAGGAACTTGGGACTGATAGAGTGTTAGTTTATGCAAGATTTGGTGGTGATAATAAAGATTTTCCACTTGACACTAAATTTGCACAAGTGCAACTTGTCAAAAATCCAACATCCATAGGCACCACATCAATTTACTTTGGTGATTCATATTCATCTTTAAATGCTTTTAAATTTTCAACAACATCAGGAGTACCTAGTATTGGTGAAAAAATCACTCAAACTTTAGGTGGTGGTTTGAAAGCAGTTGGTTATGTAGCATCTTATGATGCTGAAACAAAAGTGATGAAGTATATTCAAGATAGATCTCTATATTTTGGTAATTCAACTGATCAAACAGATTATGTTGGTATCTCAACTCTAGGCCAAGTTCTAGCATTTGAGTCATCAACCAATCAAGTTTCTGCTCCAAGTGGATTCAGTGGATCAATTGAAACTACATTTAGTCTTGGTATTACCACAGTTGGATCTAAGAATGTAGGACTAGGAGTGACTTTCACAAATGGTCTTGCTACACCTGAGATAAATAAAGGGTCGGGTGATATAATTTACATTGACAACAGAGCGACTATTACTAGAAACTCAAGACA